ACAATATAGGTGTTTCATCTTTAACTTCCTCTACTATTTCAACTGTTACAGCGGGTTCTGCGACAACTGAAATTTATATCTCAAATATTCCTTCAAGTCTAAAAGTTGGAAATAAAATAGGCATAGGTACGGAGATAATGACAATATTGAATTTATATGATGAACCTAATATACTAACTGTTGAAAGGGGACTAGTTGGATTATCTCATTCAGTATCCACACCTTTATATGTAATCCCAGATTCCTTTACTATACAAAAATCTGTAAGTAATATTAATTCAAGAGTAAATCAGAAGATATTTTTTAATCCTACCAAAGCAGTAGGATTTGGAAATACCGCTGGTGGATCTATTACAAAGTCATTCTCATTTGGAAATACTAGGACGACTCGTGTTATACCTAATCAAGCGATTTACCTAGAAAATCATCCTTTCGTAACGAATCAAAAATTAAAATTAACTAATGCTACTGGTGCAAACTCAATAGGAATATCAACTCTTGCATCAAGTACAATAACTGCCATGCCTTCAACTGTTTTTGCAGTTAGGAAAAGTAGAAATTTAATAGGAATTAAAACTGGTATTGGAACAGATCCTACCCTCACAGATAACAAAGAATATTCTGAAGTATTCTTTAGAAGTATCATAGGTGGAGGAGGAGATGATGATAGGTATTTCTTTGAATCTGATTTTGTACAGCAAAAGGTTAATGTAAAAAATGTAAAAAATACAGTATCTTTAGGGTCAAGTTTTCATCAACTGAGAGACAGTGATCCAATTTCTCTAACAATTAAATCTAATCACTCCGTGGGTATTGGAACTTCATCTATTGTGCGTGTTAGAAGAGATTCATCAGAGGGTTATATAAATGTTGATCCAATACAATGTCAAACATCCGGTATAACAACAGTTGGTGTTCAAACGGGCGCAAGCACTATTACATTAGAAAACCACAACTTATCTACAGGTCAAAAAGTCAAACATTTTGCGACAACTTCACACATAGGTATAGGTAACAGTAATTATTTTGTTAGTGTAATTGATGATAATAGATTTAAACTTTGTGATTCATTTGAAAATGCAACTATAAATCCTCCAATAGCAGTAGGGATTGTATCAGTAAATACTACTAATGCCACACATACATTCACTAAAATTAATCCTCCAATAGTAGTTGAAAAGAATAATAATTTAGTATTTGATACATCAGATACATCATTAATCGGATTTAAATTTAAATTATATTATGATAAAGAATTTAAAAATGAATTTGTTTCAACTGGGTCAAGCACAGGTTTTAACATACCGGTAGGCATAATTACTGAGGGTTTAACAGGGTCAAGATATGTAATAGGATTTGGTAATAGTGTACCTGATAAATTATATTATAACCTTGAAAGATTGGGTATAGCAATAACTGCTGATAATTCAGTTAAAAATTATTCTGAGATAGAATTTGTAGATAATAATTTGAATGGTAGTTTTAAAATTTCTAATGTTGGCGTAAGCACCTTTACATTTGACAGTATAAAAGAACCACAAAGATCATTGTATACTTCATTGGAATGTGATGAATTATCTTACAGCACAACCTCTGGTATTGTCACCGGAGCGATAGAATCAATTAATATTGTAAGTGGTGGATCAAACTATAGAAAATTACCATCTTTTGTAAGTGTTGGATCGACAACTGCGGATGATGTAAATGTCCTTACTAAATCAAAAAGTATTGGTAATATTAGAAAAACAAGAATTATTAATGAGGGATTTGAATATTCTTCTGATCCTACACTACAACCAGAAGCATTAATTCCTTCGTTTGTTCAACTTAGAGGATCTAAAAGGATTTCAAGTGTTGAGATCGTTCGTGGTGGTGGTAATTATCTGAATGCACCTGATTTAGTTGTTGTTGACACCGATGCAGGAACTACTTTTCCTGATAGTGCTTTGAATGCAATTTTATCAGGATCATCAATAGGTGAAGTTGAAATAGATCAGTCTCCCACAGGTATAACTGTAGGAAATGTTGCACTTATCGCGACAAACAATACAAATGGAGTTAGTATACAAAGTGTTGGTTCTATCGCAGGAACATCTAATTTTAATATTTTTATAACTACTCCAGCGTTAGGATATAATCCAAAACCTTTTGCTATAGGTGACTCTGTTTTCATAGAGGGACTACAGAAAGTAGGAACCGCTGGATCTGGATTTAATTCATCTGATTACGGATATAAACTTTTAAGAGTATCAAATTATGATGATAGTGGTACCTTAGATAAGGTGACGATAGATGTATCACAATACACTACAAATACTGGGGTTGCAGTTACATCTGTATCTTCTTTTGGAAGTATTATTAATTCAAATGTATACCCTTCATTTAGATTAAATTTAGTAGAAGAGGGTTTCACTATTGGTGAAAAAATTAGCATTGATGATATTGAAAGAGATTTAACTGTTGTTGATACAGGAGAAAATTTCGTAAAATTAATAGGATTATATGAATTTAAAAAAGGTGATCTTATCACTGGGATTATTTCAAGAAATAAAGGAAAAATTGAGAATATATTTAAAAATGAAGGGCAGTTTAATGTAAATTATTCTTTAATAAAAGATTTAGGATGGGAAACAAATACTGGAAAATTAAATGATGACATTCAAGTTATACCAAATAATGATTATTATCAAAACCTTTCATACACCATACAAAGTCCAATAACATGGAATGATTTAAAGAGTCCCGTAAATAATTTAGTTCATACTGCAGGATTCAAAAATTTCTCAGACACAGGAATTACATCAGCATCAAGTGCATTTCCAATAGGAGGACAGGCGAATATTTCAATATTTTTGGATATTTTACCAACATTTGTTGAAAAAACAAGAGTTGATACTTTATATAATTTTGATAATGCAAGAGATATTTTTGTTGGTACTGGTGCCACTGACTTAGATATAAATCCTTCGACTTCAAAATTTATTCAATTACAAAATGTAAGTTTAACTGATTTTATTCAAGCAAAAACAAATAATGTATTAAACATAGATGATATTAGTTCTAGATATTCTAATTTAGAAAGTGATCCTAATTTATTCTTAGATTTATTACAAACTCAACCTGTTGATGGTTTAAATAGAATTTTATTACAAACCAAAGATTTAAGAAATACTCAAAAGCAAATAGCAGAATTAATACTTTTAAATAATGATACTGGTGTATATCTTTTAGAGAAAAATAAATTAGATACTGAAAACGCAGACTTTACAAAATTTGAACTAGTAAATGAGTCTGCAAAAGATTTTTTAAGATTTACTCCGATAGATTTATTTAAGTTTGACGTTGACTATGATATAAAGATAATCGAATCTAAATTCAATTCTACAGTCACTGGCACAGGATCAAGCACGTTTGGATTTGCAAGCATAACTGGATCAGTAGTTGGTGTGGGAAGCACAACTGATTCCTCAGGAATTACATCATCAATTGTATCCATATCAACAGTAACTGATAAAATTAATAGTTTCTACATCAACTCACAAGTGACTGATCTTGTGACAAATGAGATGAATTATGTTGAAACATTACTTGGTTATGATGGAAGAGATACGTTTATGTCTCAAGCATTCTTTGATACCAATCAAGGAACACAAAGTTCAAACTTCATTGGTTCATTCGGCACTTCACTTTCAGGTGGTATTTTATCTTTTGAGATTACTAATAAAGAACCAAACCCAATAAGAGTTAAATCAAGCGTTGTTGGATTTGGATCTACTCCAGCAGGAATAGGAACATATAGATTTACAGCATCTGGTCAACAAGATGGTAGTGAGAGAACACAACTAGTTGAAAGTAAATTTGATGAGCAAATAGGAATAAGCACAATAGCAACTCTTAACAAGAATTTGTTTTCTAGTTTAAAAGCAACTGTCCACGTTGGAACTGCCACATCTGAAGCATTACACCAAGTATACGTAATTCATAAAGATTTTGAGATATTTACAAATCAAAGTGAATTTTTATCCATTGGTAGCACTATTGGTATTGGAACATTTAACGCTAGATTTGTGAGTGATGATTTTGTTTTGGAATTTATTCCTGATAATGCATCAGGTATTACCACTGTTAGATCTTTAAATGAAGTATTCTACGCTGATAGTGATGAGAAATCACGATTCGGATCAGTTAATAATCCAGAACCTAAAGTATTTGGAAAGTTAACTCAAACATCAAATATCAAATTTTATAATTCGTTAAATGGTGATAGAATTAATAGAAGAAATTTTGAATTAACAAGTAATAATACTCCTATATTTGCAAAAACATTTGATCCATCAAATACATCAATTGTTAATTTAGGGACTGGTAAGTTCTCAATAAATGATCATTTCTTTAGAACACAAGAAGAATTAGTTTACACTCCACAAGCATCCTTCATAGGGATTGGATCAACACCTATGTTATACAAATCATCTGCTGGAGATGTTCATGAATTACCACAAACAGTGTTTGCCATAAGAGAAAATGATAATGTATTTTCAATATCCACAACTAGAACTGGAACTGCGGTTACATTTATGGATGTCGGCGAAGGAAATGAACATCAATTTGAAATGGCAAAAGGTCTTACAAAGGCGGTTATAACAATTGATGGTTTAGTTCAACATCCAATCGCACAAACAAATTTAGTTTATCAAGTGTCTGGTAATGGAGGATCAATTGGAACTGCCTCTACTATATTCAGTTTAAGTGGAATATCAGATATTAATATAGAAAATATATTAAAAATAAATGATGAATTTATTAGAATTACAAATGTTGGTCTTGGTACTACTAATGTAGGTCCAGTGGGTGGAACGGGAACTATACCATTAGTTCAAGGTCAAAGAGGGTATGTAGGAAGTTCTGCTACAAATCATAATGATTTGACTAACGCAACGTTATTTAAAGGATCATACAATATTGTTGGTAAAGAAATACACTTTACTGAAGCACCTAGAGGTAATAGTTCGATAGATCTTGACTCATCTAATTTACCTCCTGCAAGGTCAGATTTTGAAGGAAGAGTATATTTAAGAAACAATTATGATACCAATATTTTATATGATAATATTTCAAATCAATTTACAGGAATTGGGCAGACATTCAGTTTAACCACAGGTGGTATTGCCACATCTGGTATAGGATCAACAGGTGGAAATGGTATTCTATTTGTTAATAATATATTCCAAAGACCTACCACCACTAATAATTCAAGTGGAAATTTTGTCATTAGTGATACTGGAACTGCTACTACTGTAAGATTCTCAGGTATCACAACAATTGCGGATGGAGGCATTCTAATTGATGAAACAGATGTTAATCAAAATGATTTACCTAGAGGAGGGGTGATTGTTTCACTTGGATCCACGGGTGGTTTAGGTTACGCACCATTAGTTGGAACAAATGTAAAACCTCAGACTACTTTGGCAGGTACAATCAGTACGATTGTGGGTGTTGCTTACAGTGGTGTTCAAAATGGTATTGTGACTGCATCTTATGATAATACAACAGGTCTTTTGGATATTACAACAGTCAATAAACATGATCTAAGGATCGGTTATACTGATGAAGTATTATTGTCTGGATTAGAATTTAAATGTGCTGCTCCTCACGCAGGTGTGACAACCACCATCTTCCCTGATGGATCAATAGGTGATAAGTTCTCCGTAGTTGGTATAACATCAGATAAAACGTTTACAACTCAAGTTGGAACTAGCACGATTCCTCATACTTATCATACTGGTGGAATTGTTAGAAACTGGTTTGGTGATTTAACATTTGGATCAGGTTACACACTTGGAACTTTAGATACAGGTAAGACAGTAACTGGAATTGCAGGTATTGCATTAACAGTGTTTGATCCTGGTTATAAACATGTATTTGCTAGTGCAGTAACTGATTCTGTAGAAGCAAATACAGGGACAAAATTCACTCCATCAGATGCAACTTATGATCCGGTAACTGGAGATCTTGTTTTATTCATTAATGGACATGGTTTAACAGGAAGTAATACAGTTACTATAGCAACAGGTTCAATTTCATTTACATGTTCTAAAGATAATTTTGCTACAAATCATGCATATCCAAGAGCAACAGATCCTGCTGCAGGAGCAACTCTAAGTATCACATCTTTCAATACAAACTCAATAACAGTAAACGTGGGTGCAAACGTTGGTTCAGGAGCAACTGTCATCGGATCAGTTGGAGCAGGTGGCACTGTGATATTTACCTTAGTGAATGGAGGATCAAATTATAAGGAACCAGAAATATTCACACCAAGTCCATCATATGACAATATGTCAATAGTGGGAGTTTCAAGATTAGCGACAGGACCAACAACTGAAACCGGAATAGGGGCTTTGATTAGTGCTGATGTCAATATTTCTGGAGTTAATACTGGAATTGGATCAACTTTATTCAGTGTAAAGAATTTCAGATTATCAAGAAATGGATATTCATTTAAAAAGGGTGATAAATTTACACCAGTTGGTTTGGTAACTGAGAAAAACTTACCTAGACCCATCTCTGATTTTATACTTGAAGTTTCAGAGGTATATGAAGACAGTTTTGCTTCTTGGCAATTTGGTGAATTAGATTATATTGATTCAATAAAAAATTTACAAGATGGATCAAGAGTTAAATTCCCATTATTCTACAATGGTGAATTATTAAGTGTACAAGTAGATCCTACATCAGATATTATTGCACAAAATTTACTTTTAATATTTGTAAATGGTGTTAACCAAAAACCAGGTATAAATTATCAATTTGATGGGGGAACAACCTTTACATTCACTACTGCTCCAACACAAAATGATGAAGTTGCAATATACATTTATAAAGGAACTAATGGTGATGACTCAATTATAAACACCGATATTAATAAAACTCTTGAAGAGGGTGATAATGTTCAATTAATGAAATTTAATGGAATAAGCACATCTGTTCAGCAAGATGAGAGAACTGCGATTGAATTGACATTGAAGGATAGGTTTGAAACAAACCTCTATACAGGTGAGGGTATTGATGCAGATAATTTCAGACCCATGCATTTATATAAACAAAAGGTTGATAAAATTATTGGTTCTAGAGTTATTCCAAAAACAAGGGACTCTATTGAACCTCTAATATATCCTACTGCTAAAGTTATATCAGATATTACTTCATCATCAACTGAGGTTTTTCTAGATAATGCAGATTTCTTTAACTATGAGGCAGAAACTTCTCCTCAATTTAATGTTCGAATAATTTCTAATACTCCACTACCATTAATAGGTATTACAACAATAACATCCACTATATCTGCTGGTGGCACAGTATCTGGATTAACAATAGTGGGTGGAGGAAGTGGATATACATCTGCACCCACAATATCAATTACCGCACCAAGAACAGGTATTGGAGTTGGTGTAGGAACCACTGCAACCGCAACAGTTTCTATAACAAACGGAGTAATAGACGGATTTGCAATAACAAATCCTGGTTTAGGATATACTGTCGCTCCAAGTGTTCTTGTTGAACCTCCAGTAACAATTACTGAACAAACAGGTTTAGTCGGTGTGTTAACCGGTTTTTCAGGAATTGTAACTGGTATAAGCACTGTTATGAATTCTGAATCAAATTCATTAGCGTTAGAATTTAATTTAGATAGACCTGCACCGGGAGGATTTGCAAATTATAATGGATTAGTTTCAAACTCACCAATATTAATAAAGGGTACCACAATTGGTACTGGAGTTACATCTATGAATGAAAGTGGAATTCACACATATGCTATTGGATCACAGTTTTTAGACAACATATATGTTGTTAGCACTATAAGTAACTCAGGTGCAGCAGGTTCTATTATTTGCAATATAGAATCAAACAGTACAATACCAGGTATAGGAGTTACCGGTGATGTGCTTGGTGAATTTTCATTCGGGAAATTATCATCAATAAATAGAAGCTCCACACCTATATCAATAGGTATTACAGGATTAACTGTAGATTCAGGTTTATCAACTTTCCCATCAATTCAAAGGTCGGGTGGAGATTATACTCTCAGAAAAACTGGTGCTTTACCTAAAACTCCATAAACTGTTATAAATATATAAAAAACTATAAATATGCCAGCCGTAGTTACAGATCAATTTAGAATATTTAATGCAAATAATTTTGTTGATTCATTATTAGACTCATCAAACTCTTATTATGTGTTCTTAGGATTATCAAATCCAACTAGTGTTTCACCAGGTTTTGGTAGAACAACAACCGCTAATTGGCCACTTAATCCAATAGATAATTTTCAATATAGATCACATTATCGCGATACCACATTATTTGGTAAAAAAATATCAGGTGCAAACGTTAGGAGAGTAGTTAAAAAAAATACATGGGTATCAAATACAAGATATGACATGTATAGGCATGACTACAGTGTATTAAATCAATCCCCTAATTCACAAAGTTCATCTTTATACAATTCAAATTATTATGTTGTTAATAGTGACTTAAGAGTTTATATCTGTATTGATAATGGATCTTCCGGTATACCTGGTAGTGATACAGCAAAGGGAGGTAATTCATTAGATGAACCTACATTTACTGATACTGAACCATCAGCAGCAGGAACGAGTGGAGATGGATATGTATGGAAATACCTTTACACTATTTCTCCAAGTGATATTATTAAATTTGATTCAACTGAATTTATTTCATTACCAAATGACTGGCCAACTTCAACAGATAATCAAATACAAACGATTAGGGAAGCAGGAGATTCAAGAATTAATAATAATCAAATAAAAAAAGTTTATATAGAAAATAGTGGTAGTTCAGTAAGTAGTTCATATCAAGAAGGTGAAACAACTCTTGATATACTCGGTGATGGAACTGGGGGAGAAGTTTCAGTTACTGTAGACTCAAATGGAAAAATTACCAAAACAACTGTTACTAGAGGAGGTCAAGGTTATACTTACGGAATAGTCGATCTGGGACCTATACAAACTAAAACAAACATTACTGAAGTTGATAGAGCGAAACTAATTCCTATTATCCCTCCATCCAGAGGTCATGGTTTTGATTTGTATAGTGAATTAGGAACTGATAAAATATTAATATATACAAGATTTGACGATTCATCGCCAGATTTTCCAACAACAACTAAATTTTCTCAAGTTGGTATTTTAAAAAATCCTGAACAATTCTCAAATACTTCAACATTTACAGGTATTAATTTTTCATCAGCGTTTAGTGTCAAATTAGTATCTAATCCTACAACTTCACCCTCTGTAGGCGACATAATTACTCAGGGAAATGCAAAAGGGTATGTTACATCATATAACACATCCACACAAGTTCTTAAATATTCTAGAGATAGATCCCTATACTTTGGTAATAAAAATGATCAACAAGATTATGTTGGTGTAAGTTCTGCTAGTCTCATATCTGATTTTACTCAGGGTGGTGGAAATATTGATCCACTTGGAGTCGGAGTATCGGCATTTAGTGGAAGCACTGTCACATTAAATAATAAAGTCGTAGGTTTAGGTGTTACCTTTACAGATGGACTTGCAAATCCTGAGATAAATAAACAGACAGGCGATATAATTTATATTGATAATCGTGCCTTAGTAACAAGGGACGCAAGGCAAAAAGAAGACGTTAAAATCATTCTGGAATTCTAAAACAAATGGCACAAAAATCAAACTTAAATGTAAGTCCATACTTCGATGACTTCGATTCAGATAATAATTTTTATAAGGTATTATTTAATCCAGGATTTCCAGTTCAGGCAAGAGAGTTAACAACTTCACAATCAATATTACAAAATCAACTTGAGGATTTTGGTAGTCATTTATTTAAAAATGGATCAGTTGTCATACCTGGTAATTTAGTTTACGATAGTAGGTATCATGCAGTTAAGTTAAATCCAACAAACTTTGGAATAGATATTTCAATTTATATTAACAATCTAATAGGAAAGACAATAACAGGTAAAATATCTAATATAAGTGCAACAGTTGAAAAGGTAGCACTTCCTTCAACTGATCCCGTAGATGATATAACTATTTTTGTAAAGTATATTGATGGTGATGATAATTTTGAAACAAGTTCATTTATAGATGGAGAAGCACTTTCATGTGATGAAAATATAACTTATGGTAATACTACGATTCAAGCAAATACTGATTTTGCGGGTTTAATAAATGAGAATGCAACTTCTATTGGATCTGCTGCTTCAATAGGAAAGGGTGTTTATTTCATAAGAGGTTATTTTGTAAACGTATCACAGCAAACAATAATATTAGATTATTACACTAATACTCCTACTTACAGAGTAGGATTAAAGATTACTGAATCTTTTGTAGGTGCAAAAGATGATCCATCATTATACGATAATGCTAAAGGATTTACTAATTTTGCCGCACCTGGTGCTGATAGATTAAAAATTACATTAACACTTACTAAAAAATTAATTACAGATTTAGATGATACTGATTTTGTAGAATTACTTCGTGTTGATGGCGGTAAATTAAAGAAAATACAAACAAAAACAAGATATAACTTAATAAAAGATTACATTGCAGAAAGAACATATGATGAGTCAGGAAATTATACCACAAAAGCATTCATTCCATCATTACATAATTCATTAAATGATAAATTAGGTAGTAATGGTATTTTCTTTGATGATCAAAAAACAGATCAAGGAAATACTCCATCTGATGATCTAGCAGTAATTAAATTATCATCAGGGAGAGCATATGTCAGAGGATATCAGGTAGATAAACCTCATACATCGATAGTTGATGTTGAAAAACCAAGAGACACTGAGGAAATAAAAAATGTTACTGTGCCATTCAAAGCACCAAACACATTGACAGTTTTTGATGTAGTTGGAGTTCCAAAAAATGGTGAGATTGTAGAACTTTATAAAGCAAACACACAACAAGCAGCAAATACAAATATTGGTAGTGCAAGAGCATATGGATTTAATTTAAAAGATGCTGCATATGAAAATGACACAACTAAATGGGATTTACATTTATATGATATTCAAACAAGAACAGATTTAATTTTAAATAGAGATATTACTCCCAATGATATTCCAGTATCATCATTTATTGTTGGTAAAAGTAGTGGTGCTGTTGGATTTTCTGCAGAAGCACCCACTACCTTTAGTACATTGAAACTAACTCAAACATCAGGTAAATTTATAAGAGGTGAACAATTAGAAGTTAATGGTGTTGATTTTCCAGTGGGTGTTGGAACTGTTATCACATTTGGTATAAACGACATTAAATCTGTCAGACAGGCAGGTGTAACAGATTTTCCAACTTTTTTTGGTAGAACTGTTCTTCAAAAAGCACCTCTACCTAATAATGTTACCGATATAATATTAAATAGTTCAGGTATTGCATCTGTAACTAACGCTACAGATGGTGGTTTTCTTGGTTTAAAAAACTTTGATACAATCATATATGATAATCCTGAATATGATGAACAAGTATTTAATACAGTATCTACTGTTTCTGATACAGGTAGAAATGCTACTCTACTTGCAACTGCAGTTGGAACTGGAGTCACTAATGTATTTACTGGTGCATTACCAACAGGAACTCCTAGAAGAATATTTAAGGCATTTTTGGGAGTACCAGTAATTCGTACAAATGATACTGGTCTTGTTGCACCACTCCCAGATCAAAATATTTCATCATTAGGTTTAGATAGATCTAATATATTAATTAACGAACAACTTACTGGTGAACAAGTTACCGGTAATGATTTAGTCATAAACACATCTCAATTATCAGGCATTACAAGTGCAGCATGGGCACCATTTGATGAAGAAAGATATTCAATTCACTACCCCGATGCTTTTGCTAAAGGTGCTGGTAATTTATCTATTGGAAAAATTGATAATGATACATTTACATTAGCAGGAAATCAAATAACAATCTCAGGATTATCTAATCATGGTTCTGACATCGTTGTAAATACAACCGTTCAGAAAAACTTTATTAAGAGTAAATTAAAAACATATAATCGTAGTCAAAAATTAATTGTAAATAAATCAAAAAATGCAACTTCAGGAGTTACAACAGCACTTGGAGATGGTACAGCAGAAGTTGCTGATGGATTACTATTCAACAAATTTTTTGGTTTAAGAGTTCAAGATGAGAGAATATCTTTAAATGTTCCAGATGTTGCTAAGTTAATTGCAGTTTTTGAATCAGTAGATGGAGCAACTCCCACATTAGATAAATTAAAGTTTAGTGCTTCAATAGGAATTTCACTCAATTGTGTGGTCGGTGAAAATATAATAGGTTCTGATTCTGAAGCGATTGCAAGAGTTGTTGCTACAAACGCAGATGGTGATCCTAATAGTTTAGAAATTGTTTACTTAAATGATGCGATATTTACCAAGGGAGAACTAGTTACATTTGATGAGTCAAATATTGAAACTGCAATAGAAACTATAACACTAGGAGTTAGAAAAGATTTAACAACTTCATATAAACTTGATAAAGGACAAAACAAAGAATTTTATGATTACTCGAATATTGTTAGAAATCAAGGAGTTCCAGAACCTACTAAACCTCTTCTTGTTATATTTGATAAGTACACAGTTCCTGCTGATGATTCTGGAGATTTATTTACTGTATTAAGTTATGATGATGAAAGATATGCAACAGATATACCAAGTATTGATGATACATTCAGAGCATCAGATACTTTAGATTTTAGACCAAGAGTTGCAGATTTTACAAGCACTGACAAATCACCTTTTGATTTTCAATCAAGATCATTTGATACTTCAACAATGACTTTTCTAAAAGTTGACGAAGGTTCAACTTTAGATTACGAATATTATCTACCTAGAATTGATAAGTTGTATTTAAATACAAAGGAAGAATTTATAGTTCAGAAAGGAATTTCTGCAAGATATCCTAAACCACCAGAAAGTAATGAGGGTTTACTTGAAATTGCTCAAATATCTTACCCTGCTTATCTTTATAATCCACAGGATGCAGTATTTAAGTTGATTGATAATCGTAGATATACGATGAGAGACATAGGTAGCATAGAGAATAGAGTTAAAACATTAGAGACTACTACATCTCTTACTTTACTTGAGTTAGATACAAAAACTCTTCAAATACAAGATTCAGAAGGAAGAAACAGATTTAAATCAGGTTTCTTTGTTGATGATTTTTCTTCAACCAAGTTTATGAATAAAACATTTACTTCTGCGGAGATCAATCCAAATAATAATGAATTAGTGCCTATTAGATCTAGAAATGCTATCAAATTAGATTTAGCACCACAAGATTTAAATAATAATTCTGGTAACTTCCCATTAATTGATTCAAATTTACAAAAAACAGGAAGAGCAGTTACTTTAAAATATGATGAGGTAGGTTGGTTAGAACAAACATTTGCAACCACAGTTGAAAATGTTAATCCATTCCATGTTGTTGTTTATACTGGTAATATGGTTCTAGATCCTACTAATGATATTTGGACAAGAACTGTTCAATTAGAAGATAAGAATATAACAACAACTCGTAATAATGAGGTTAATTTAGATCAAAATATCGATTTAAGTCAGTTCAATTTTACTGATGTTAACTTTAGAAATTCAACTAGAAGAGTTCCAGATAGTTCTAGAGCAGGAACATCATCAACAAGAACAAATGTGAGGCAGGGAAGAACAAGAGATTTCAATGTAAACGAAACAGATAGAGCATCCTTTACAACCACAGATGTATCAATTAGAAATGTCTTAATTTCATCTGATGTTGATTCATATATGAGATCAAGAAATACTGAATTTGTAGCATCTAACCTAAAACCAAAAACACGTTATTACCATTTCTTAGATAATAAGAAGGGTGTTGATTTAGTGCCAAAATTAATTGAAATAAAAAATTCAGAGGGTGCTGATGGATCAGATGGTGTGTTCCAGATTGGTGAAACAGTAGTTGGATCTATTGGTAATAAAACTAGAGTTAGATTCAGACTTGCTCAACCTAATCATAAGAGAGGTAAGTTTGATGATCCTAGAACCACGTATATTTCAAATCCTTATTCAAAGACACCTGCAGGAGGCACAGCAGAGGCATTACCATTAATCTATAGTCAGACATCATCTGTGTTAAATGTAGACACTGAGGCGATGGCAGAGGAGGCACAGGGAAGTTACTTTGGATTCATTAAAAAGAACATGAAACTTGTTGGAAAGACAAGTGGTGCGGTTGCTTATGTAAAAGAAGTAAGATTGATATCAGATTCACAAGGTGATGTTTTAGGTACATTCTTCTTAAAAGATCCAAATGCAAAACCACCAGGACCAAATGTCAAGATAGAGACTGGAACTAAGACATTTAAATTATCATCTGATAAGAATAATGATCCTGGTTTACCAGGTAGTAATGATGTTTCATTTGCTGAAATTAATTATGTATCAAATGGAACTGTTGAAAGATGGCAAAATGAGGTAACTACAGCAAATACTGTTAATACCATAAATCTAAGTACAAATATAGGATTTAGTGTTGATACAGTAAATATTGATACTATAACTACAGAATTTTATGACCCTCTTGCTCAAACATTTGTTGTTGGTGGAAACATAGAGGCACCTTCTGATATTGATACAAATGATGATATTGATGGTGCGTTCTTAACTTCTGTTGAAGTATTCTTTGCAAAATGTGATCAAAAATCAGCACCGATTACATTCCAAATGAGAACTACTCAATTAGGTATACCAACTCGAAGAATTATTGGTACACCTGTTGTTCTTTTCCCCGACTCTGTAGTAGGAACAGATGCAGACGGAAATGATGTTTTACTCAAGAATAATACATCATCAGATGCATCAGTTGGTACTAAGGTAACTTTCCCTGAACCTATTTGGTTACCACCCGGCACTGAGTATGCTTTAGTATTAGTTTCTGATAAGAGTATGGATTATGAAGTGTGGACTGCAATAATGAATGAACCAACAGTCAATACTCAAAACTTACCAACTGCTGAACAGACCACATACTCAACACAGTATGCAATGGGAACTCTGTTTAAATCACAAAACGGATCTATTTGGACAGAAAATCAATATCAAGATATGAAGTTCAAATTATATAAAGCAGACTTCACAGTAGATTCAGGAACTGCTGTATTCTATAATCCAGATATTATTACTCCCGATGATCCAACACCTGATGAAAATAGCGTAGAGGTTCCTAGATTATTAGATAACCCAATAACCACATTGCCTAAAAAAGGAAGAGTTGCAATTTCCACATTCAATGCTTCTGATTCTGGCACAACTTCAATATTATCTATAGGTAGAAAAATACATGCCTTTGGTAAAAAAGACGATACCGCAGTTATCGAAGGTCTTGGAGGTAGAGTTGGATTTGTTGGTGTCACTACAGGTGGAAAGAACTATACTGCCGCATCAGGTGCTGGCACTGAAATAGAGACATATAATATTATCGGTCAAGGATCCGGACTAAAAGTAAAAGTCACTGCAGTTGAAGGAGATGGTGCAGTTGGTGCTTTATCAGTAAATAGTATGGGACAAGGTTACAAAGTTGGTGATGTCGTTGGTATTATTACTGCACAAGCAAACAATGAAAGAGGAAGAGGTGCAGAAATAAGAATTATTGAAACTTTAGGAACTGATACACTTTATTTGACAAATATACAAGGAACAACTGATTCTTGGGAAGCTTCTGAAGGGCAACAATTGAGATATCTTGATGGATCTGTTGCCTCAGGTTCCTTAGGTGTCGGAACACATATTATACAAGCAGATGGTTATACAACCAATGGTGCACCATTTGATGGCAGACATTTTAAAGTTCAAGATTTTGAACATGGAATGTATTCAACCAGTAATAGAATAACAATCAAGGGAATTCAACCAGATACTCCACTTGTCAATTTAAGTGCGAGCATCTCTGCAACTGATACACAACTAGAAGTTGGTACTGCACAAACATCCAAATTTGCTTTCTTTGAAGGAGTGCCAGTTGGTGCTGCAAACACCGGATACATTAAGTTAGGAGATGAAATTATTGGATATGAAACTGTTGGTGCTCAGACTCTAGAATCTCTCACAAGGGGAGTTGATAATTCAGTCGTACAACCTCATGGTCAGGTAAATACAGTTGAATTGCAAAAATATGAGATTAGTGGAGTTTCTCTAAGAAGAATAAATGGTTTAGAAAGAGGTATTAAAGACCCATTTGATTTAGATTCATATCATTTAACTATTAATAGAGGTTCTGCTAATGGAACACTAAGAGATGTTGATTTTGAAAATATCGGTGGTGGTCCAGCTGGTGCAGGTATAGGAAGCATGCCTCAATTGAATTTCAATGAGGAAAAATTTGTAGGTGGTGATAATGTTCATGCATCCACAAATATTATGTTTGGTGCAGTAGTTCCAACATTTAACTTATTAAATCCTGGATCTAATACATCAACTAGTGCAAGAATTAGAACAGTTTCTGGTACAAGTGTTGGAGGATCTGAAGAATCCTTTATTGATCAAGGATTTGAGCAAGTTCAAATTAATGAATATAATGAATTAACAACACCTCGTATTGTTGCTGCAAAAGGTAATGAAGATCGTTATCTAACAAACTTACCAAGAAATAAATCATTAACAGTTAATCTTACATTGAGTAAAACTGCTTCTTCATCATTATCACCGATTCTAAGAACAGATACTGCATTCGTTGAGTTAATAAATCATCGACTTAACAACCCAATTGGAGTAGGTAATTATGCAGTTGACGGTAGAGTTGATAATATTGCGAATGATCCTCATGCAGCAACATACATGTCAACCTTAGTTGACTTAGTAAAACCTGCCACATCACTTAAAGTATTATTCTCTGCATACAGAGATGAGACTGCTGATATTAGAGTATTATACGCTCTTGATAAACCAGATGATGGTGGTGAAGTAAGATTTGAACTATTTCCTGGTTACAAAAATCTAATTGACACCACTGAAGATGGTAATGGTAATCTTGTTATTGATTCAACAAAAAATGATGGTAGACCAGATGTTTTTGTTCCCGCTAGTTTAGATGGTGAATTTTTAGAATATCAATTTACTGCAGAAAATTTACCCGAATTTACTGGTTATATAATTAAGATAGTGATGTCTGGTACAAATCAGGCAAGACCTCCAAAGATTAAAGATTTGAGAACAATTGCTGTACGATGATAAGAGTCGAAGGACACAAAAATCTATACCGTGACGAAAATACAGGTGCAATTGTCAATTGTGATGATGTTGCCTATGACAATTATGTTCGTAGTATTAAGGTATCAGAAAAGAAGAAAAATGAAATCGATCAGATGAAGAATGATATTCAAGATATCAAAGACGCATTAAAGGAATTAAAGGAGGGGATTAACTTAGTCATAAATAGTAAATAATATAGTATTGTTAAATAGATGGCAGTATATGTATCGAATATTGTAATTAATTCAGGCACAACTTTTTCAGAAACATTTACATTGGAATCTGCCAGCACTAACGCAGCGTTTGATTTAACTGGATATAGCGGTGCTGCACAAATGCGGAAACATTCTGGTGCATCAACTAAAACTGATTTTACCGTTGAAATTACTTCTCCTGTAACTGATGGACAAATAATTCTATCAATGGATGCGTCAACAACAGCGACACTTAAAGCAGGTCGTTATGTTTATGACATAGTTATAACTTCAGGGTCAACTAAAAAAACAGTGGTTGAAGGGAATGTATTAGTCAGGGAGGGAGTTACTCGCTAATGGCAAACATCAAAGTTCGTGTAGGACAATCTAATGCTGTTAAAGTCATTGCCGCTGCTTCTGGTGGTGCGATATCTGCTGAAAATGCAACCAATGTAATTGGTGGTATCGCCTCAGTTTCACAACTATCAGTTGGTGAAGCTGCCGGAATGACTGGTGTCTCTACGTTCTTTGGTGTATCTGAGTTTCAAAAAGGATTAACTGTTGCAGGGGTATCCACATTTACTGGTATTAGCACTTCAACAAGTACAATATTCGGTAATCAACTAAATATTGCGGGTGTTTCATCATTCACAGGTATTGTTACAACATTCAATGATTTGTTTGTTGGTGGCGATCTATATGTTGGAGATGATTTAAGATTTGACGAATTTAATGCTAGAAATGGAAACATAACTGGTATATTAACCGCAGCAACATCCAATGTTACCAATAACTTTACAGTAGGTGGCACTGCAGACATTACTGGAACATTAACTGCAGGATTGATCGATGGAGGAACATTCTGATGGCAAAACCAAGTAGTAGACAAGAATTAATAAATTACTCTTTAAGGAGATTAGGTGCTCCTGTGTTAGAAATAAATGTTGATGATGATCAAATAGATGACTTAGTTGATGATGCTCTACAAATCTTCAATGAACGTCATTTTGATGGTGTTGAGAGAATGTATTTAAAATATAAGTTTACGCAAGATGATATAAACAGAGGTAGAGCAAGTGGAACATCAGGTGTTGGTATAGTAACTACTTCTGGCATATCAACTACAGTCAGTGGCATGTCCACGATGACAAATAATTTTTATGAAAATTCAAACTTTATACAAGTGCCAGATTCAGTTATAGGAATTGAAAAAATATTTAAATTTGATAGTAGCACAATATCTGGTGGAATGTTTAGTATAAAATATCAGTTATTCTTAAATGATCTTTATTATTTTAACTCTGTTCAATTACTTCAATATTCAATGACAAAAACATATCTTGAAGATATTGATTTCCTATTGACACCAGAAAAACAAGTTAGATTTAACAAGAGGCAAAATCGTTTGTATTTGGATATGGATTATGGTTCAATTGAACCAGATGATTTTATTGTTATTGATTGTCAGAGAATTTTAGATCCAAATACTTTTACGAGTGTGTATAATGATAGTTTCTTAAAATTATATCTTACAGCACTTATTAAAAGACAATGGGGACAAAACCTGATGAAGTTTAGAGGAGTTAAGTTAGCGGGTGGTATAGAATTGAATGGAAGAGAAATATATGAAGATGGCGAAAGAGATTTAGAAAATATACGTCAAAGAATGCAACTTGAATATGAGACACCTCCTCTTGATTTTATTGGTTGATGACACATGGCACTAAATCCCTTTTTTCTACAAGGATCACAAAGTGAACAACGACTGATTCAGAGTTTAATCAACGAACAGTTGCAAATTTATGGTGTTGATGTTATATATTTACCAAGATCAATTTTATCGAAAGATGAAATATTGACAGAGGTACAATCATCAACTTTCAATGATAATTTTGCGATAGAAGCATATATTAACACATATGAGGGTTATAGTGGTGCTGGTGATATCATGACCAAATTTGGCATGAGTTTAAAAGATGAATTGACGGTAACAATATCAAAAGAAAGATTTGAAGATTTTATAAGTTCATTCTTGGCAGATATGCCGGAAAGTGAAAGAGAAATTGCAACAAGACCTTGTGAAGGAGATTTAATATTTTTTCCATTAGGACAAAGAGTATTTGAAATTAAATTTGTAGAACATGAACAACCATTTTATCAGCTAGGTAAAAATTATGTTTATCAATTGAAGTGTGAATTATTTGAACTTGAAGATGAATTAGACAACATATCAGGTGATGCAGTAGAGACACTGACACAAGACATTGAAGATGAAATGACAGACTTTGGTTATATCACAAGTTTAGGTATGGTATCCTCAGGATCAACAGCAGTGTTAGGTATTACTACTACTTCAGGTTATGTGAGACAAATTATGCTCACGAATGATGGATTTGGATATACTAAAGTGCCAACTGTTGCAATCACCGCAGCACCTGCAGGTGGAGTGGACGCATCAGCAGTTGCAATTACAACATCAGTTGGAGATATATTCTCAGTTAAAGAAATACTACTCATAAATCCAGGATCAGGATATACAGTCGCTCCTACTATTACAATTCAAAGTGCAACTGCAACAATATCTGGTATTGGATCAACATCATATGGTGTTGGTGCTGCTGCAACTTCTATTCTAGTTACTGACTCTCTAGGAATTGGATCTGTTACAGTTTCTAATCAAGGATCTGGTTATGTTACTATACCAACTATCACTTTTGATACTCCAACCTCAGGCATTGGAACTGCCACTGGAGTAATTCAGATTGATGATTCTAATAATAATTTAAGCAGAGTATTAATATCAGACGCTGGTATTGGTTATACAGTAGGAACTGCAGATGCAACGGTCTCTGCACCATCATTAATTTCTGGTATTGGAACATACAAACAAGGTGAATTGGTTATTGGTTCTATATCTGGTGCAAAAGGTAGAGTTAAGAAATGGGATTCTGATGACGGTATACTCAATCTTGGTACTACAAACAAAGACTTTATACCTGGTGATATTGGAATAGGAACTGATTCAGGTGCTCGTTATACAGTTGATAGAATCATATCTGATGGATTTAATGATAAATATGATAAGGCAACTGAAATTGAGACTGCTGCAGATCAAATAATCGATTTTTCAGAAGGTAATCCATTCGGTACATTTTAATGTTAGGAACTTACTACTATCATGAAATTATAAGAAAAACGATAATATCGTTCGGAACTTTGTTTAATGACATAAACATTCGACATGATGGTTCTGATGGTACCACCTTCAGTGAATTAAAGGTGCCATTAGCATACGGTCCTTCTCAAAAATTTCTAGCGAGATTAGAACAACAAGCAGATTTAAATAAACCTGTAGCGATTACATTACCAAGAATGTCATTTGAGATGACATCAATACAATATGACTCTGCAAGAAAACTTGGTGTAACACAATCATTTAAGGCATCCGATGGAAGTAAATTAAAAAAAGTTTTTATGCCTGTTCCTTATAATATTGGTTTCGAATTAAATATTCTCGCAAAGTTAAATGATGATGCATTGCAGATTGTAGAGCAGATATTACCATTCTTTCAACCATCTTTTAATTTGACGATTGATTTGGTAAGTGAGATTGGTGAAAAGAGAGATGTACCAATCGTATTAGATTCAATGAATTTTCAAGATGACTACGAAGGGGATTTCGCAACAAGAAGAGCATTAATATATACATTAGGGTTTACAGCAAAAACATATTTGTTTGGACCTGTGCCATCATCATCATCAGGTATCATCAAGAAAGTTCAAGTTGATGTTGCTGCTGATACAAATACAAGAACTGCAAAACGTGAAATGAGATATACAGTCGAACCTGATCCAGTCACAGCAGGTCCTGATGATGATTTTGGTTTTAGTGAAACAAGTTCATTCTTCTCTGATGGTAAGACATATAGTCCTACACAACAAAAAGATGTATAATCATGGATAATCAAAACTCTGAAAACGAAATAGTAAATGTAGATGCAACTCCTGTTGATAAGGGTCAGTTGCAGAAAGTTGAAGATGTTGAAAAAGATTATTCATATACTAGAGGTCAACTATATTCACTTATTGAAAAGGGACAAGAAGCAATAAATGGTATTATGGAACTCGCTGGCGAGAGTGCAAGTCCAAGAGCATATGAAGTTGCAGGTCAATTAATTAAATCTGTTGCAGACACAACAGATAAGTTAGTTGACTTACAGAAGAAAGTAAAAGAATTAGATGAAGATTCACCAAAAAGTCCAAGTAGTGTCACTAATAATGCTCTGTTTGTAGGATCTACGTCTGAGTTATCAAAGATGCTCAAAAAGGGTTTTCTAAATAATAACGAGTCTAAGGAAGCTAAATAATATGAAGAAATGTAAACAAGGCTACTATTATTGTCACACTGATAAGAAGTGTAAGAAGATTCCTACTGGGTATCGAGTCGGTTATGGTGGTTATCTCAGGAGAGACGACGAAAAAAATGGCAATGGTAATGGCAAATCTAACGGAAGTTCTAACGGAAATGGGAGTAATGGGAATGGTTCTGGAAATGGTAACGGTAGCTCTGGTGGTAATGGTGGTGGTAATGGCTCAGGCGGGGGCGGAGTAGGAGAG